ATGACATTGTCCCAAAGTAAAGACTGCCCTCTATGCCAATCGGTTTCAAATTTATTTTTTGTATTACCTGAGAGAAAGTATTTAAGGTGTAATATATGTTATTCGGTATTTATGGATACGGAAGATCATCCAAATCTAAATGTAGAGAAAGAGAGATATTTAAAACATAAAAATGATGTAAATGACGTCGGGTATCGAAATTTTGTTTCACCTATTGTTCAAGCTATACAAATTGAAAAATCAATAGACGCGAAAGGATTAGATTTTGGAGCGGGGACAGGACCTGTCACATCACAAATGTTATCTGACAAAGGATATTCGATTTCACTCTATGATCCATTTTTTTGGCCACAAAAAGAATTACTTAATTTAAAATATGATTTCATTATCCTTTGTGAGGTGATGGAACATTTTCGAGAACCGCATAAAGAATTTGAACTGTTGCGGTCTTTATTGAATCCTGATGGAAAAATATATTGTATGACTTCCCTTTTCGATGACTCAATAAATTTTCAAAATTGGTACTATAAAAACGATTTAACTCATTTATTTTTTTATCATTTCAATGCTATCCATTGGATAAGAGATCAATTTAAATTTAAAAGTGTTCAAATCAAAGATAAACTTATAGTTTTTACCGTTGATTGAAATGATTCATAGAAAAATGACTGGAATTTTTCCACCTATGAAAAATTTTATTTTAAAATTTTAAATTCATTCTAAAATAATTTTTGAATATTTTATAGAAAAATGCTCGCTATTTATTTCGATTTCATTAATTCATTGGCAACAAGTGAGGATATGATGAGAAGAATATTTTTAGGAATTTGTTTTCTCGGGGTTTTGGTTTCTGCATCTGGACTATCTGCCGATGAATATATGTGTGGTCGCATCAAAGATGTATGGCCACCAGCATTGCCAAAAGCAACAGGCACAACTTGTAAAACAAATGTTATTGCTGATAGCCCACAAGCTGCTTTTGCTTTATGCACAAGCCAGGCTGCTGATGGGAAAAATTGCTGCGTAGATAATGTTGTACATAAAAATATCAAAGGACTAGCAATTATTAAAGGAAATGAAGTCACTCATATCGCATGTCCTTAGATTTTTTAAAATATGATATAATTAAATTAATTTGAAAGATTCAATTTATTTCGTTCAGATTGGGTGAGTGCATAAAACTTCATCTCAATTTTAGAATTTAATTTTATCTGAATATTAGAATTCTTTTTTATATTTAAAAGTTTATTGAACTTGCATAGGACCCTTACCGTTCTCAAGTAATTGATTTCAGTATGCCCATAAGCATAAGTTTGAGGATTATGATTGTATCTACTCTCTGGTCGCAGAGGGTAGAGTTCGTTTGTGTGCGTCATGGATTCAAATGACCCAGCCATGCCTCCCCGAGATTTTGAAATATGAATATAATCGTAGGTATAAATAGTTTTTTCAGGAACAGTACTTCCATTCGATATTTTTATATCTGAAGTATTTAATCTCTGAGAGTCGGGAGGAATTTCGAAAGAAAACAAATAATAATCATAATTATTTAGATTTAAATCTTTAAAAAAATGAAAATTTTCATCTTCGAAAAAATCATTATTCTCATCATTTATAATATTCATTAAGTCCTCTAATTCGAAAATTTTAAAGGCACGAATATTTGCATTATATAGTTGATGATCATTTCTTCGAATAGAATCTGCGGTTTTAAAATAGATTTGTTCCAATTCAGAACTTGAATTTAAACCTGGAGAAATTAATTCTATGGAAGTACAATTCGAAAATAGAAATAAAAAATAGAATGTTATATTAATTCTCGAAGACAGAAATTTTAATCTTTCGCAGTTCAAATGTTAAACTATAATTTAATTATATTTATTTTGCAATACTACTTTTAAGTATAAAATCTGTTTTTTTATCTGGTAATGGTTTGGTATACATTCAATTTTTCAAGGAGACGAAAACAGAAACACGATTGACAAATCTCGAAAATATCCGAAAATTATTGTATGGCTACAGCGACAAAAAGGAAACCTGAAAAGATTTTTACCAAGGCAGAAGTGGCAGACAGACAGAAAGACCTGATCCAACAACGCCTGGGAATCTTACCTATTGAGGTAACAGCCCATGGATATTATTATGATGGAAAGGAAATGATGGGAAAGTTAAAAGAATTAAAAGCCAAAGGATGGAAGCCTTGATTCTAAGACTTCACCTTTTGGTCGAAAATTGCCTATATCTTTATTGGGACGATTTTGACGAATTGCATAATTTCATTGGGATTTAAAACAAAAGTTGAATTTGAAAAAGAACATGGCTCATCAGGCTTTATTTCCCACAAAATAGGAAAAAACATATATAAGATCGAATTTACTACTTCGGGAATGTCGGTTTATATCATTTTCATCCACAAAACCAATTAAAAACCCTTCGAACCCCCTAAATTTAAACCTTTTTTTAAGAAGACGACATAATCTGAAGTGTTACCGATGTGCCTTTATATATAATTGGGTGCTTACAAATTCTTATTACGGTCTTATGCGACATAAGATTGAAAAAGGGAAGCTAGACCTCAATAAAAAAGCCATTTAGTCAAGTTATTATCTAACAAACGCTAAATTTAAGATTGTTTCAGGCTCGAAAATTGAGTATGGAACTAACAAAAAAAGATACAACTGTTCTGCGGATAGCAGCTCCATTAGTCACCTCCAATGTAGGTGCTAGTGGGCGTATCCCAATGGCAACCAAAGACACACTTCCTCAGCTTTACATCACCTATCAGATGGCAAGGCAGATTTCCAACCGATTGCAAGAGATAGGGAATGAGTTATCAATTCGAATGCGCGAATTAGATCATTATTCTTCTTCTGCTAAGCACATTCTGGAAATGACGAAAGAGCACGAAGAACAAGCGGTTAACGCACTAAAGGAGAGCCACGAACGTCTCCTAGGTGGAACTATGCACACAATGTTGAGTTCTATGATATCGGCATTTCGTGCTAGTTTGAACGACCTCGATGCAAGGCTTGGGAATAGGGCAAAAAAGGCAAACTCACATGACTAACCTATTTCTTGAATATCAAGGTAACGAAATCCACTACACAGCCGAGGGGTATATAAATGTAACCCACATGGCTAAGATCTTCGGGAAAAGACCGGCAGATTTTTTTGCATTCAAGCAAGCTGAGGAATATGTTGAGGCACTTGCAGATGCAACCGGAATACATCCGAATGAGTTAAAGTATACAGTCCAGGGTGGTAATCAAAAGGAAATTCACCGTTACCAGAATTCTCCCAACGGTGGGGATCTCTTTTCTACACCTATAGAAGAAGATGAATCTCAATCTGTAATCGCTCAAGGAACCTTCTGCCATCCAAAACTAGCAATCCGTTTTGCACAATGGTTGAATCCAAAATTTGCTGTTTGGGTAGATGGGAAGATTCTAGAAATTCTCGGTTATACGAATACTAAAGAATCTACTGAGTTGTTAATCTCTAGGGCTTTGATAGCTGCTAATGATTTTATCAATCATCAGAAAGACCAGATTCGTTTTCTAGAAGCTCGTGCAAAATCTTTCGAAGACTTAACAGAGACTTCAGGACTCTTTTCTTTTTCGGATGCTGCAAGAATTTTGAACTTCAAAGATTTTGGAGAGAAGAAGCTATTCGATTTTTGTCGGAAGAAAGGACTCCTTACTTCAAATAACAAGCCTTATGGTAAGTTTTTAGAAAAGGGATTTTTTGAAGTTAAAATCGTGGCAATTAAAAAAGGTTACGCTCGTTCAGAGAGCTATCCTAAAACTCATATTACTTCCAAAGGCATAGCATTCATTCGGGAACTTTTACTTTCGACTGGTGAATATTATCCTAACAAGGGAGCTGCATAATCATGAGCACCTTTCCAGATATTTTAAATGAATTACTGCGAGAGGAAGATATGAACGGACCTAAGCGAAATATTGAGAAGAACGTACAGGATGTGAAAACGGCAATGGATATTCAAAAGAATATGGCGAAACTAACAGAGTTTCAACGGATGAATCGATCTTTGAACGATTTATCTAACCCCTTAGGAAGGGTTTTTAAATAAATAGAATTCCTATGATAAAAATTGGAATGGAAAAGAAAAAAGAAAAGGGGTCTGTGTCAAAGACTATATTTAGAGTTAGGCGGTTGGTGAATGGAGACATTCGTTTATCGCAAGATTTTCAGTTAATCGGTGACATGGACTCCAAAATTTGGGAAGAACACTATAAGCCTAAGCTGGTAGGTTTTAGAGTCGAGTATTTGAATTAGGGAAATGGCCAGTTGGAAGGTTTACTCCGCGGTCTCGTACACCACGGAGAGAGGTAGATATCTCTAAAGAGAATCTACTGAATGCCTAGAAAAAAGCAAGGAAAAAAGGTAGATATTTTGCCACAGATAAACAAATACAAATTCCCCGATATCGATGAGGAAATTTTCAGTGTTAGAGCTGTTTACGAAATCCTCACAAGCAAAGAAGCAAAGCATTCGCATGAGAGTGCAATCCATGTTCTCCGAAGCTATGGATATGATACCTCCGTACTCGAAGCGGAAAAATCAGCAGAATTAGAACTAGAAGGAGTTCCAGAATATGTCAACTAACGCTAATGAACTAATGATGCCAAATGGTGAGATCAATCCGTCGGCATTTGTAAATGATCCAATGAAGAAACTCGAAAAACTGAGAATTCTTTTCCCTCCAGAAAAGTACAATGTGGTAATGTTCTCGCAGTTTTTAATGAATGCTCTCCCAGAAGGAATCACGCTAAAGCCGCAATTTGTAAGTGTTACAGATGAAGATTTGTGGGATGAAAAGAACGCAAGCGAGGTTCCACTCAAAAAAGACCATGTAATGTTAAAATCTGAAAAGGTTATTAATATTGGTCAAGCGGTGGGAATTCGATTAGAAAAAGTTTTGGAAAAGGAAATCGAACTAAGAGGGGTGCCTCACTTACGAATTGAATATGTAGCCTCTTTGCGATTGCCGGATGGAACGATGGTGCAATCAACACCAACGGGAAAAAATCTGCCGATTCTGACGAAATCTGGTTCTGTACAAGCTCACATTCACGAAAGCGTAGATCGCAAAGCAAAACGAAATGCGATTAAAGAAATGCTTTCTATTCCTACGCAAATGAAGCGCACGGAAGCTCAAAAGATGTGGGTTTGTGTCCGCGCTGTCATCGGTGATGGATCAATTGAATCACAAGCACAAATCAAAACGATCCAGGCTTCCGCTACAGCGGCAACTAACGCTCTTTATAGTGACGAAGTTGTTGTGAAGAATGAACCTAAGCCAATCACACCTGATGAGTTCAAAGAGATGATTAAGAACTGCAAGACTTTCGAGGAGTGGGAAACTCTTCGTGATACTTTAGCCAAGGATATGTTCCCAGACGAAATTACGTTCGAAGGCCTCAAAGCACTTCTCGGAAAGAAATTTCGTGAATCATTTCCAAATGCTGGTGGAGGCAAGCTATGATCAAGATAGGCAATATTGCTGACATCCATCTTCAAGGTGGATTCGAATCAAAAGAGGCAGTCGCGCTCTTGAAAGCTGGAGAGATCTTCCGAGAGAGAAATGTTGATCTAGTGATAGTTGGCGGAGATGTTTTCGAAGATGTCTCAACAGAGGAACAGAGATTAGTTTTCAAGAAGTTCTTAGAAGATTTTTTTGCATATACGCCAATTCTAATTATTCGAGGAAACCATGACAAGCCTAGAGAGCTCACCTTATATCATCAGAATAAAGTTCTTGGGAATGTTTTTGTTTCTGAAAAGCCAGAGATTTTTGATTTCTATATTGGATCCCAAGAAGAGCACGTTAAATTCCTTACCCTCCCTCACTTTTCAGCTGGTGCTCTCGCTCTCCAATCTGGAAGCGTTGACCAGTTAGGTGAGAAGGGGACCAACGCATTCATGGATCTTTTGGATTCTTACTATCAAGAAATCCAAAAATCAGACTGCCCTTGTTTCGTTGCATTCCATGGAACGATCTCCGGAGCCAAACTGGATAATGAGAAGATTCCAAGACAAAATGGGATACATCTTCCTCTTCCTCTACTCGAATCTTTTGGATGTCCAGTCGTAGGCGGTCACTACCACAAGTTGCAAAATGTTGGTGGGAAGGTCTGGTATCCTGGATCGATCACGCGACAAACTTGGGGCGAACATAAAGACGATAAGGGAATTCTGATTTGGTCATGTAACGAAGGGAAGTGGGACGCGGAACCAGAATTCATTTCCTTGAATCCTGAGCCGATGATATCAATTTCGGCAACGTGGGACGGATCCAAATTCATTGGCGAAACTGGAGAAGAGATCAATCTTGAGTCGATTTCAGATTCCAAAGCAAAACTTAGATTCCGATTCAATGTGGATAAAGAACTTACTCACACGGTTCCAAAAAACCTGAAAGAGATTCTATCATCAATCGATCCTTCAGCAAAAATCGAAAAAACCACTAACACGAAAATGGCGGTTCGCAATTCCGAGATTGCAACGACAAACGATATCGAAGAATCTTTGCGGATCTATTTTCAAGGCAAAGGCATGAGCGATTCAGATATCGACGCCCACCTTGCAGAGCGTAGGTTGATTGTTGAATCGGCGGAAATTAAGGAAGAGGTGGCAGCATGAAAGGCGAGAAAGTAACATTACAATCTATTCAAGATGCAAAGAGCAATTTGTATGGAATTCGATCGGACGGAAATCTCAAAAGGGAAACATCTGGAGATCGAGACAAAGAAGTTAGAAGATTGGCGGAGTTATATCTTTCCATCTTTGATTGTGAACCAGAGCATTTGCTTCCTCCCAATGATTTTCCATCTGAGATCGATGCATCAAATCATGAGCATGGTTTTGGGATCACTCCAGAGGAAGTAGCCGAGCTCATGAAGTTCATCAACTTTCAGAATGAAACGAAAGCGAAAATTATTGATCAAAAACGAAGGAGAGATGCCGCAATTTTTACCAAGCTTTCAGAAGTTCCGTATCGTGATTGGTTAGCTGGTATGATCTATGCTGGTTACAATAATTTCACAGTGAAAATGTCGGTCGAATACGCAGACAAAATGATCAAAGAACTTTACCCAATAGAAGGAGAAATCGATGAAGATTCTGGAAATTAGAAACACGGGATCGATTGCGTTCCCAAAAGGTATTACTTGGATTCCTGGTGATGATGAGAAGGTCGCAATCATTGGCGACAATGGTTCAGGAAAAACGACTCTTCTTGATACGATCTCAATGGCCTTCTATGGCGTGACACCAAACAGACGTTCGGAATCTGGTAGAGAGGAAGGCGCAATTTACGGATGTTTTCAGGAGAAGGCATCTTCAATAGAGGTGAAAGCCGAGATCGACGGAAAACTTATTCATGTTAAACGTCTGATCGATCCTATTGCGAAAACTCAAAAGCCATATCTCTATGTGGATGGTAAAGCTGTTACGGAAGGAAAAATGAAGGAATTCAACGAGAAATTCCTAGAATATACTGATCTTCCAGAGGATCTTTTCCTTTCTGCATTGTACCATTCCCAAAGGGGAAAAGGCCATCTCGTATCTCTCGACCAAGCCGGAGCTCGTGAACTGCTCGGAAATCTTTTAGGATTCCAAGAGTATGATTCGGAATTCGATCTTGTAGATTCTGAGCGCAAGTTAGTTGATCAGTCTCTTGCAGCTGATGAAGTCCTTACGAAAAATCTACGAGCTACTATTGCAGAAGAAGATGAAACGAAAGAAAATCTGACTAAGGAAAAAGAAGAATCAGTTCGCATTGATAAGGATCTAAGCGATGTTGAGAAGAAAATCACAACCATCCAGCAAGAACTAGCTGATTTGAAATCCGAATCGGTTGGAGTTCGTGATCTTCTCGAAAAGCAAACATTGGTTAAAGCCGATATCGGATTACTCGAAAAAGAGATAACTGATTTATCTGAGAGACTCAAAAACAACCTGGCTTTGAAAGAGAAAGAGCCAGAAATCAAAAAGGCAGTTTCGGATAAAAAGCAAGTAGAAGAGAAGATCGCAGAGCTCGAAAAATCATTATCGAATCAGCTCACAGATTTGGAATCCAAAACTAAAGAAATCGAAGAATCTAATAAAACGATCAATTTAGAAATCTCTCGATTAGAAGATGATAAGACCAAGGCACGTAAAGAATTCGATACTATCTCTTTGTCCCTTTCTGATTTAAGAAGCAAGCTTTCTAGACTTACTTCCGAACTAACTGAAGCTGAAAAGAAATCTTCTCTTCTCTCAAGAGTTCCTTGCAATGGGGTGGAGGTTTCGGGTAAGAAGCTAACAGAATCATGCGAATTGCTTGCTGATGCGGTGGCGGCTCAATCAAGAATCGTCGAGATTAAAAAGGACTTCGATCAAGTTACTATAGACTCTAATGTTCTCGTTCTTAAGTCAGATCAAATCAACCTGCAGTTAAAGACTATTGACGATTCAAAGTTAAAGGAATCGGAAAAGTTAAAGAACTTTGATTCCCTCGCAGAATTTAAAACCGAGATCGAAAAAATCAGAAAGGAAATCCAATCTGAAAAATTGAAACTCACTCAGTATGCAGATATCGAAAAGCAAATTGCGAATCTTGCTTTGGTCGACGAACGAGTAAAAGACTACCAGGGAAAGATCGATATTGCTAATTCCAAAAAAGCAGAATTGACAATGAATTTAGAGAGCCTCGTAAAGTTGATTTCTGACAAACAATCCGAAGTCGATGTTCTCGAAGGAGTGGAAGAAGATCTTCGAATCAAGACTGAATGGAAGAAAATAGCTTCTTCTAAGCGAGACGAATTGATTTCTAAAATTTCCAAACTCGAAGCAAAACTAACTCAAATCGAGGAAGCGAAATCGAGATTAGAATCCCTTGGAACTCAAGCAAAACTAGATCGACTAACTAGGCTTAAGAACTTGGCTGAGGCTCTATCTCCAAAAGGAGTCCGTGCTTTGAAACTTGATGCAGCTGGTCCCGAGATTTCCCAAACAATCAACGATATCCTTTCCGAGTGTTACGGCACTAGATTCCAAGTTGCGATTCGTACAACGAAGGAAACTGGAAAGGGCGTAACGAAAGAAGACTTCTCGATCGTAGTTCTCGATGAAGAAACTGGAGAGGAAACTTTCGTTGATAACAAGTCAGGCGGTCAGGAAGCAATCATCAAAGAAGGGATCTCACTAGGAGTCGCTGTATTTAAAAAACAAAAGACCGGTGCGGATATCAGAACTTTGATACGAGACGAAGCGGACGGAGGACTCACGTCCAAGAATGCTCATCTTTATCAGAAGATGCTTGATAAAGCAATGATCATGGGCGGATTCGCTCAAGTGATTTTTGTATCTCATAAACCTGAGATTCAAGAACTCGCGACAACTGTATTTCGCGTGGGTGATGGTAAGGTTGTACAATTATGAAAAAGAGAATTAAAAGATTGTTAAATCATATCCGCGATTTACGAGCCGAAATGTCAGAAATGAGAAAAATACATAAAATGAAAATGCAACTCCTTAATGAAGTTCAGTTTGTCTTAGTGGATCTTTGGAGAGAGAACGATTCCTTAAAAAAGGAATTGAATCAAATCCAAATGAAGGAGGCTGCATAAGATGTTTTCAGTAATTCACGTAATCATTCTGTGCGTTCTGGTTTCGTTTTTGTTCGGTTTGTTAGTTGGTAAATGGATGGCTTCGAAAAAGAAGCCAGTCCATTTTATCTCAAATCTACCGAGATAGCTATTGTTATTTTTTAAAGAGACATAAGGAAGAAAAATTGAAACCAGAAGATTATAGATGTGATCCATTAACCGCACAAATGAATTTGCCTCCTTCAGAGGCAATCGTTTGGACAACGCTATGGACATTTCAAGGTAACAATGAATATGCGTTTCCTTCTTTGGCTGCAATCTCTGAACGAATGGGAGGAATGCTGAAGCCGAAGCGCATATCTCAAATAATACAAAAGCTTAAAAAGAAAGGTTGGTTAGACGCTAAGAAGGTTGGATATCGAGGAACGAATCATTATCGTGTTTTTGTTCCTGAAGATTTATTGTTCAAACCAAATTTTGGAAAGAGAGAAAAGAACAAGGTTTACCAAGAGAAAATTAAAAAGCAACAGAAACCAAAGTTAGATTTCGATCTACCAAAAATTCAAATCATAACACCAGAAAGGAGAATACCAACTGATGAAGAAGTTTGGGCACTAAGTAAAGAGGTTTTTGAGTTCTATGATGAGATGGAAGCTGCATGAAGTTACCAACAAAATGCAAATTGAAAACTTGGCCTTGCGATGTTGCAAAATGCGATTGTGAGCGTATTGCAATAAGTCGAGAGCCAGAGAAATGGATCTCCCTCATGGCTATCGCTGAACACAAAAAAACGGGAGAAGATGCCCAGGTTGTAATTGAACGATTAGTTTCAAACCAATGGAAAAATCTTAGAGGAGACCGTCCTCTTGATATCAATAAATTCCATAAACGATTACAAACAGAGAATTTAAAAAAGATTATTTCGGAAGAAAAGGAAAAGGTAACAGGAACATGATGGAAGCACAAGTAATTGAACAAACACAAGACCAACTTGATAGAGAAGTGGCTTGTAAAACTTACACAGTAATGTCCGCAGATATTAAGAGCTCATTAAAATTAAAAGCTCAGGTCTTGCAGAACTTTGAAATCTCAGTTGATACAGGAGTAAAAACTCAAACTGGTATTTGGAGTATTGTAAACGAAATCAAAGAGATTGTGAATGAATTCCATGAATGGGATCTTCCTACTTCAAAAGAACTCGATAGGCTATTGAACGATCATATTTCAATTCTCGCAATGCGATTTCAGAATCAAGAGTTGCTTGAGATGGAAAATAAATTGAAAGATAAATTTCGTAGGCTCCCATCTATCGAAACAATCAGGATCAATTCGATTAAGTGCAAGGATATGAAGATCGCAGGATTTGCGAGACCAATCTTTGAGATGAAATACCAATCAAATGATAACAGGACTCTTCTTCCTGTAGAATACACATTGATTATCACGAGAGGCGATCTCACTCAAATTCTAAGTTCAGAAGAACCTACTGCCTTTCTTCAGTTACGTCATCTTTGCGAGGAATTTTTCTCTGAAGCAGATCTTCATCTCATGAATTTCAATAAGGAAGTAGAGAAGCAGAAAAACAAAATTATGGAGAAATCCAAGGAAGAGAATTCGCAACTCAAACTTTCCATCGTTCCAAATCCTGGAGACAAAACCGACGGAGATATCGAAGATGAAGACTAAAAACAGATTTCATATAAGAACCGCTAGGCGCAAAAACCCTAAAGGTAAATCTCCTATGGCTCTTCTTCTTACAGCTCCTTCTGAAGCGAAAGAACAAACAATGCTCATTGAAATGATATCGATCAAATATCCAAATTTGATTTTCAGAGTCGGTATGGAAGCAGGCAAACGAAACCCTCGTTTTGCGAAAGAACAAGGCGTTTCATCTGGATGGCCAGATTTGTATTTTCCGTACGAGAGCAGAGGATATAAGGCTCTTTGGATTGAGTTAAAGAAGCGAGATGCAAAGCTTTTTAAGAAAGATAAAGTTACTCCTAAGGACCAGAGAATTGCAAACCAAATAAGGATTATGAATTTTTTGGAGAACCGTGGTCATGTCGCCAAATTCTGCTTTGGTGCTAAAGAAGCTTTGAATACCATCGATTGGTATCTAAATGAAGAAGAGAAACAATTTGCTGGAGAAATAAAATGATTTCAGATACCGTAATAATAAGTTTAAGAGGAATCGAGTGTTGCAATTGTCATGCAGTTTTCGGGATGACAGCTGATGCAAAACAAAGATACGAACGTGATCATAGATCTTTTAAATGCCCTTATTGTTTTACTTCTCAATCGTATCGAGGGAAGTCTGATTTAGAGTTAGCCCAAGAAGCGTTAGAACGTGAACGAAAGAAAAACGAAGATAAAAATATCCAACTTCGCCATCTTGAAAATTCGCTAATCGCGGAGAAAGGACAAAAAACAAAGCTCAAGAAAAAACTTGAGCGAGTTCAAAATGGGTTATGCCCAGATTGCAATAAGTCATTTAAGCATCTTGCAAAGCATATGAAATCGAAACATGGTTGTCGTGAGGATCTATGATCATGAATGTCATCGACCGCCAAATCTTGATTACACCTAGATCGATTGTCCGTAATTACAATGAGTGGGCGGTTCTCAAGGGATATGAGCCTTCGCTTTCGATGTATTCAAATGGGAAAACGTTCTTCGGTGAGTGGAACTATGGCCAGAACTTCAAAAACATTTCTGGGTATAAAGGAGCATACGCACAACAGGATATATCTCGTCTGCAAGCTTGTATTCCAGATATGGGAGTCCTTTTGCATTTGTTCTCCGGATCGATGCCAGTTGGTCCATATTATCGCTTGGATAATAATTTCGCAGTGATTTCGGATGCAAGAACAGGCATTGATTTCGTCGCCGATGCCACGGAAGCACATCTTTATTTTGAGCACGAATACTTTGATGTCGTGATGGCAGATCCTCCTTGGAGTAAATACCACAGCGAAGAAATCTATAATTGTAGTTTGGTGGACAAGACTAAGGTCTTGAAATCAGTTCATCAAATCCTAAAACCAGGCGGTCTTTTGATTTGGAAGGATTATGCAAAACCAGTTTGGAGTGGAGCAGAGTATGACTATCTCGGAAGAATCTGCATTGATCCTTCCAGCGGTCACGATGATCGAAGTTTTAAATTTTATCAAAAGAAGAAGGAGATCACGAATGAAATCTTACCTCTGTCATAAGTGCGGATCTGATGCGAAATACCAACATGACAACTCCGATCTTTGTGAGTCTTGTTATACGGTCGAGCTTGGCAAGGAGTTCGATAGACTTCACATCCAGATATATCGGGAAAAATGCGATCGGGAATTGGGGGTGATAAATTAATGGAAACGATAGTGCAGCCTCGCCCTACCAAAGCAAGAAAAGTTCATCGTTGCGATTTCTGTGAGTTAAAAATCGAGCAAGGTGAAACCTACGAACGTTCTGTTCACAAAATGGACGGCTCAGTGTATGAATGGAAATCTCATCTCGATTGCTCATGGATTGCAAGTGAACTAAATATGTTCGACCACTGCGATGAAGGCTTAACTGGAGAAGCATTCCAAGAAGAGATTATGATAGAATTTGAAAAGTTAGAGTTTGAGAATCCGACGGAGAGACTTTTTTCCAAATTTCTTTCGCAAGTTATAGAGTATCACAAAGAGAAATGCGATCGGGAATTGGGAGTGATTGTATGAATGAAAATCAAATTATTTTTAAAACGAGGTGGAAAGACCACGAGTCTTTTTTCGGAAATCCTGTTATTGAATATGTTGGAAATAAAAAATCAGGTAAATGGATGCTTACTCTTCAGTGTCTTTCACCAAAAATAAGAATAGGCCAATGTGATCTTTGTCGTGTGATAGATGGTACAGATTTATTCGAAGACGATTGGATTAGAGATATTAGAACAGGAGTTGAATTTCAAATTATTTTCAACGAGGAGTTCCTAGGTTGGTGGTGTGTTTCTAAAGATAAAACTATCGAATGCCCATTGAATTCTATCATTAAATTTCACGAAAAAATAATTCAGAAGGAAGAAAAGGATGATACTCGGATTCAAGTCACAATTCAAACATAAGATTCTTTCAGGTGAAAAACTCCATACGATCCGAGCAGATGAGTTGAACCGATGGAAAGCTGGGAAGATCATTCAATTTGCGACAGGTCTCAGGACAGCTAACTATGAACAGTTCGCGCTTGGAAGATGTACCAGAGTTTCCGAGATCATTATCAATCCAGAGAACGAACGAGTTTATATTGGGCATGGATCTGGAATCGTCTATCGAGGACAAGGCGTTCAAGCTTTCGCAAAGAACGACGGTTTCGATTCTCTGGAAGACTTTTGGAAGTGGTTTAACAAACCGTTTGAAGGCAAATTGATTTTTTGGCAATTATTTGCGAATGGGAGAGACGAGGGATGAAAAATACTTTAGAACCAAATCAACTCAGTTTATTCCCTGAACCTGAGCATGTTTCAAATTGGTGCATTCTTTGGAATTTATACGGTTTCCCAGAACCAGCGATAGGTGATATCATTGCCATTGGTTGCTGCATAGCGGAATTATTAGAACCTGAAGATCCTGAATTTACGCATACTTATCTTTATTGGCAACTTTGTATAATTACAGAGATCAGAAATGACGGAAAGGTTATTTGTGAGTTTAAGTATAATTTCTCACCAGATAATCCTTGGATTTATGAAAAAATGCTAGGAAAAAAAATCATTTTAGATAGGGAAGATGTCTGCATTCCTTTTCCACAAGTTGAGTTTCTTTTAGGTCTTCATGAAAAAGGTGAAATTTCAATTCGAAAGGAATACCGACAAGCAATGCTTGGATGGGAAAACGAAGGAGAGGAAGAAGAATGAAGGTAAAAACATTAATAAGGGAACTGCAAAATTTAGACCCAAGCCAGGATGTAAAATTTTCGACTAAATGTGGCTCAACCTCAGGTAAGGTAACAGGCGTTTACATGCTCGATAAGGTTACTTTAGAATGTGAAGCCACACATTTTGATGGGGAAAGAATATGAATAACTCATCAATCGAATGGACAGACAAAACCTGGAATCCTGTTTCAGGCTGCTCAAAGGTTTCCGCTGGATGTAAGAACTGCTATGCGGATGCAATGTTTACGAGATTCAAATCGAAATGGGGTGAGTTCAACGATGTGAAGTGCCACGAGGACAAACTCGATGAACCGTTTAAGTTGAAGAAGCCGTCAAAGATTTTCGTGAATTCAATGAGCGATTTGTTCCATGAGAAGGTGCCATTCGAGTTTATCGATAAAGTTATGGCTGTCATTGCACTCAATCCGAAACACACTTTCCAAGTTCTTACCAAAAGACCAGAAAGAATGAAAGAGTATTTCGATTCATGGAATCAAATTGGCGGTGATTTCAATTTAACTGAGGCGATGGATGAAATAGAGGAAGAACTCTTACGTCACGAAATTTCTGGCGAACTCAAAAAGCAATTTCGTCCCGAACGTGGAAATGAAATCGATGACTCATTAATATACGATTCACGTCCACCTGTCATTCTGAAAAACCTATGGCTCGGTGTCTCTGTCGAAGATCAAAAGACCGCCGATGAGAGAATCCCAGTTTTGTTACATATTCCAAGCTACATTCGGTTTCTATCCTGTGAACCGTTATTAGGTCGAATTAAGTTCGATGATCTTTTAAAAAATTGGAATGCTTATGATCCAAAAATGTTCAAAATCGATTGGGTAATTGTAGGAGGGGAATCTGGAATAGGGGCAAGAGAGATGCATCCAGACTGGGTTCGCTCTATCTTGAGTGAATGTGCCGATATGAGTATACCATTCTTTTTCAAGCAGTGGGGGGAGTGGATCTCGACAGATCAAGGTTCAGAACTTGATGAAATTCCCGTAAAGCCAGAACATTTAATTCCTATAAATATAGGAGGAAGACTGTCGACGCATTCTTTGATAAAAGTCGGCAAGAAAAAAGCTGGCTCATTGTTAGACGGCAAAGAATGGAAAGAGTTTCCAAGGGTTGGGGGAATGAGTATGGAAAATAATAAACCAACAGAACTTGAAGAAAAAATCATACAAGCTGCACATATCGCTTGTATGGAATCTGGAATGGAAAAATCTCCAACCCCTAATCGGCTAATTGATAAACTTCGCAAAATCATGCCACCTACTTGCACAACTAACGAAAGGCAATTTTTGGATGAGATAAGAGAAAAGTGCAAATGGTTCCCATACAGTGATGGAATGATTGGAATGAAACCAAATGGCAACGCGACCAACATTTTTCAGGTAAATTTTGAGACAAACTTAAGGGAGCTAGTAGAATGAGTGAAATTAAATACGATAACGAAAAAAACGTTTGTGCTTGCGATAAATTTTCATTTCTTTTGGACGACTACGAATCCGAACGTCTTGCACATGAAGCGACAAAGCGAGAACTGGAACAACAAAAGCACGATACCTACCTAGTAACTAAAGAATATGAACGAGTATCAAAGGAACTGGAAGAGTTAAAACTAATTAACAAAATCGCGGTTCAAGGGTTAAACGATGCTTTAAAAGAAAAACAAAAACAATTTGAAGACTTAACTAGGCTGATCCAATTTGTGATTCCAAAGACCCAGGTTAGTCTATTCTCTGAAAGTGTAAAATCACCTAGGGCGCATAAAGCAATTATTGGTTGTATTAATAAAATGACAGCAATTATCGAATCATCAAGAGGTAATCATGAGTAAGATACGAAGATTCACAACAAACCCGATTCAAGGACACCCTCCATGCATTTTTGAAACAGAAGATGGCGAACTATGCTTATATTCGGATTTGGAAGCGACAAAGCGAGAACTGGAAGAGTTGCAAGTTGCGTTGCAAAATATAGCTCACCCTATTAATTATTTGCAAAATTTAGCTGATAAAGAAGGGCATAAATTAAGTGGCGAAAAAGCCATCAAGTTGAGCCAAGACCCAAATTGGCTTACAGGATTGGCTAAAAACGCAATCGAAGCCTCCCGTCAAAGAGCAAAGGAGAAACAAGGATGAGCTCACAAATTTGTATCCACTGTCAATGCCTAATGCATCCTTTCGAAAGTGAAAAAGGAAACGGTAACGAGTGCATGGGTTGTATTGATCCACGAGATGAAATTGAGGATGATGATCCTTATTTTTTTTGTGATGATTGCCAATATGATTTTTGCTCTGATTTTGGTTGTGAAATAAAAAATGGGATTTTGCAACCAGATGTAGAAGGGTGGGGGATGCCGTTAAGTGAAAGATGAAAAAAAAGGAACCAAACAATGATAAGATTTTTTAATATATTCTTTTATTTCCAAATCCTCATCTTGTTTTCAAAAAGGCTTCGGGAACTTTACCGATATTCTCCTATAGAAGTTCGTGGAATGACCTTCCCAGGATTAATGCTTTTTCGTCCTTCATTTGCATTCTCAAAGTACCATAAAAATACAATCGTATGCTTAGAGAATAATGAGAATCAAATGAATATCAGAGCAGATTTCTTTATTCAAGGTCTGGTAGAAAATCCAGAAATTTGGAAAAAAATTGAAGAGGCAAGAACTAGATTTATAACTGAAAGAAACTGCGAAGTCAAATACGGTGATGCGTGGTTTAGGATTAAAGAGTTCTAGATGATACCAATTTGTAGAGTTTGGGATATCAAAAATGAAAAGATGATCTATCTTTCGGAATTTGAGAGATGGGGAATTATCGATCATACCAAAGATTCTACTCAAATCGCAACCGGACCAAATTGTATTTTTGTCTCTGATAATCCCGAATGCTTTGTTTGGATGCAGTTCTTGGGAACTCAAGATGCAAATGGGAATGATATTTTTGAGTTAGATATTCTAAAAGATGAATGGCATGATAATAATTACGCAATACCTTCCATAGAAGAAGGTCAGATTAATTTCAATTTAGGAATATTCGAATGTGGCGTTTCCCAAGCAAATGATTCTATTAAGCTTGGAAATAAATTTGAAAATAAAGATATCTTCGAAAGAGTAGCAGAATTTTTATGAACGATTTAGAAAAAAAGGAAATTATGCTGAAATGGGTAGCCGATTGTGCTGAACTTCAGGCATTAAAAGAAATAGAAATCGCAAAAGTAAAAATCAATTTGGCAACTTCCTTACTAAAAAATCCTCTAGGAACATTATTAGCTTTATCAACAACAGATTTTTACCAAAACCAAATAGACGCGATTCGATCACAGGCACCTCCACCATGTCCGTTATGGTTTAAGGAAGGTTAATTCCCCAGTATATCAAAAAAATAGTTTACTTCTAAGTTCATTCTTTAGTGTGAAATATAACTAATTAATGTTATACGAGGTAGATTAGATGAAAGCAATTAAAGAGATTATTGAAACAAACGGTGGGATGGGATATTTAAAAAACCATCCGTCGATTAAAATTCAGAACAGTGTATATATGGATTTGATCATAGAATACATTGGTGATGATGAGAGAGGAAATCCTCTTATTTCTGTAGCACATTATTATGTGCAGAATGGCGATCTAATGTCAGATCCAGAAATAGTATTTTCCGTAGACATCGATTGGAACTTTACTCCTATTTCTATAACTCAATCGGCTTTCGGAAGATACCATGAAGTGTATTTTGTCCGAGATGGAAAGTATTACAAGAATCTAGTTTTATACAAGGAACTGGTCGGATTCTCAAAAATATGGAATAAGAATATTGTTGAGCAAGGATTTGTCAAAGTCTTCAAAAAGCTAAAGGCGATTGCGTGTTAGCGAATGATTTACAATCACCAGATAATCTTTCTGGTGATTCCTTGGAAGATATTCACTATCAATTGAAATTAATAAAGCTAATGTTGCTTAGTGGAGAGATTGACTATGAACGTGCAAAAGAAAAGGCAAAGCCTTACATCGAAATTCTTAATGCAAAAGCGAACATTATTGCTCGTAAGTACGGAAAACAATTTTATCCAATTAGCTTTTTAGGATTCATGAGATGAAGATTTATACAAGCTACTTCGGATTTGTTAAGAAACTCCCAGAGACAATTATTCCGATATCAATTTCGAGATATGCGAGATTTTGGAAAGGAAGAGAGTATAAGAATTTGGCTCCCGATCCAGCAATTATGAATTATTCTGAAGAAAGATACTCAGAAAGATTTAACGCATATCTAGAATCACTAAATATCGAGAGAGTGATAGAAGAATTGCTTATACTTTCTTCAGGGAAAGATTGTGCTCTTTTGTGCTACGAAAAACCAGAGGACTTCTGTCATAGAAAATTAGTCGCTAGGTGGATTCAAAATAAAAAAGGGATTGAAGTTTCAGAATTCGTTGATCAATCTGATTCGGAGAATCCCGGGTTATTTAGCTGAGTTTTATTGGATCTGTACCACCTGAAGCAAGAGCAATCTTAATAGATTTGTTACAATTTGTCCCCAAATCAGAACATCTTTACGTTGGATGTTCTGGGAATTTCACTATAGATAGAATCTTATCCAATCAAGGTTATTCTATTCATTCCAACGATGTTTCTTTATATTCTAAAACGATTTCGGAAATCGTTCTTGGGAAAAAATCTGAATTCATTTGTATCGATCCAATTTACAAATCAGTTTTTTCAAAATGGAAGGACTCGAAATTCAAATCCATAATTCAGATTATGTTCGTGCTAAAAACTTCTGCATTCAGGCCATGCAAAAATGATTATCAAAAATCGATGTGGGAATCTTACCTACAAAAGTCGGATGAGTTTTATGAGAAGAGCCTCAATAAATTTGAAAAGAATGAAGTTTTTGATTTTAAGATCGATTCATTTCATTACGGAGATTTTCGAGATCACATAAGTGAAGCACGCGGAACCTCTTTAATTTTTGCACCTACATACAAAGGTGGATATGAAAAAATTTATCAGACGATCGAAGAAGTCTTTGAATATGAAAGGGCTGTTTATTCAATTTTCGATAGTAAAGCCGCTGGAAGTATTTATTTAGACATTTTGGAAAAAGGGAAATCCATTATTTATTCTGACATAGATTTTAAGGAATTGAGTACTTATAAAAGAGGAGTGGTTCAATTTCCAAAGAAGAGGAATATATTCCTTTATTCAAATGTGAGTGATAAAAAGTATTTTTTTACAACTCCAGAATCCAAAAAAGATCTAAATGCAAAGATAATTCCTTCTGATTTTTCTTTCTCGAATTCCACAAAGATATCCATAGCGAAAGTACAATCTGAATTAATTTTCCACTACAAGCACTTGTTCATGTCTTCAAGAGTGAATTACTCGGAAAACGAAGACTTCGGAATCGCATTTTTAGCGGACGGAATGATTTTTGGGTTTGCTGGGTTTAATAAATTTATGAGTTCGGAAGAAAACTTATTTTTATCTAGCGACTTTGTTTTTCCATCCGGAGAGAAAAGACTATCAAAACTCCTTATCATGCTTCTTCTTTCGAAGGAGATTAGGAAGCTATTAATTCGGCACTACATCCATGCTTATCAAGGTCTTAAGACTTCTGTTTATACTGAGCATCCAATTTCTATGAAATACCGCGGCATTTTTGAATTACTTGATCGGAAAAAGGGGAAACTTGTCTACCAGCAAGAATTCAAAAATGAATATATTAACGAGGTATTTATTAGGTGGTTCAAAACAAAGAGGAAATAAGGAAGAAGCTCGAAGAAATAAACGAGATCATTTCTCCCTATAAACTGGCTTGGGTAAATCCCCAAGAGGATTGCGAACTTCTACGCAATAACGCAAGATACATGACTCCAGACCAAATGGAGAAGCTAGTTCGGAATATTAAAACGGATGGTTTCCTTTCCCAGCTTCCTTTTGCAGTGAAATCGGGTGAAAAATTCAGAATAATTTCTGGAAATCACAGAGTAACCGCAGCGATCAAGGCCAGTCTTTTGGGAATCCTTATCCTCTATGTAGATGAGATAGACGCACAAAAGGAAATCGCGATCCAGTTATCTCACAATTCTATCGTTGGCCAGGATGATATCGGAATTCTAAAACAACTCTATAGCCAGATCCAAGAGATTGATCTTAAAGCCTATTCAGGTATAGATGAGAAATTACTCCTCAATTATCAAATACCTGAATTAGTTCCTATATCTGAATCAGACATCCAGCTAAATGAAGTAAGACTTTTTTACTCAGATTTAGATTTAACCAGGTTTGATCAGATACTAGAACGATTAGAAAAATCAATCATCGATGAGAAAAGAGACAGGATCATTTTTGGTGATTTTACCAACTTTGTTGAAACTTTAACAAAAGTTAAGAAAAAGATAAATGTAAAAAATCATTCAGTTGCTTTTATTCGAATGCTGGAAATTTGCGAAGACTATTTAAACGAAAAGGAAGCTTAATGCGAAACCATGGACGCCCATCCAAACTAACAGAAGATACGAAAAAGAAACTTTTTGCAGCTATTTCCAATGGCCATAGTTATGAAACTGCATGTGCCCTTAGCGGAATTTCCGAGAGAACATTTTACTTCTGGAAAAAAAAAGCAGAGAATCAAAATGAGAGAGGTGAATTTTTTCAGTTTATTCAGGAACTAAAAAGCACCGAGGCGATCGCTAAAGTAAAACTACTAAACGATATTCAAAAAGACCCTTCCTGGCAGTCCAAAGCCTGGATACTTGAAAGACGTTGGTCCAGGGAATGGGGTAAGAAGCAATTAGTGGATCTCCTGAATGAAAAGCTAAAAGATATTGATTTCAATCGTCTCACCGATATTCAGCTGAACAGGATTCAGAGCGGTGAAGATGTGTTAGATGTTCTTTTGGAGGACTTAAAAGCTAGGTAGGTATTTATGAAAAAAAGCTCTAAAACAAAAATTAATGATAAGCAAAAACTCTTTATTCAGAGCTTTATTACGGATTTTAACGCTTCGCGTGCTTATCGCGAAGTTTATGGAGTAAAGAACGAAAGAACGGCAGTGGCAGCTAGTTCCAGATTGTTGACAAATGTTGACATTGTTCAATATAAGAACGAACTCCTTAAGCAAATCTTGGATTCGAAAATTGAGGATTTGAGGTATAGAATTCAAAACGAATTAGTGGTAAGATCTTTTATCAGAGTAAATGATGTAATGAATAAGGAAGGGGAATTTGATCTTGAGAAAATAAAGAATCTCCCATTAGGAATGGTTAAGAAAATCACGATCATCAAGGAATTCACAAAGGACGGTAGCCCGATAATGAATCACCATCTTGAATTAGGTGATAATCATAAGCCTCTCGAACTTTTAGGAAAAACCGTTGGATCTTTTGACAAAATAAATCAATCGGATGTGTTACAATTCTTAAAGGATATTGATCTGACAAAACTTTCAGAAGACCAGTTACTGCGTATCAGTAATGGTGAGAATCCGCTAGAGGTACTCTTTGGCCATTACCGCCGTATTACCGCTTGAGCTAAGAGTTAAGATCGCTCGTGAAATCAAATCACGAGAGGACGATTCTGAGAAGCAAGAGATTCTATCTTTCAAGGAGTTTATTCGTAAGTTTATACCGCATTTTAAATTTTACTGGCACACTGAAGTAATCATTCAGCGCCTTCAGGATGTTGCAGATGGAAAGATCAATCGTTTGATGATCTTTCTGCCTCCGAGACATTCCAAATCGGAACTTGTTTCAAGAATTTTCCCAGCATACATCCAGTATGCTTATAAAAATCGTCATGTTGGCCTCTGTTCGTATTCTGCGGACTTAGCAACTGGTTTTGGATGGGATGCCCGAGAGAACTATAAAAGAACCGGTGGAAGGCTTTTAAAAGAAGCTTCGAAGAAATGGAAAGCCTGGCATGGCGGTGAGATGTGGTCGGCTGGGGTCGGCGGTCCCATTACTGGAAAGGGTTTTCACATTGGAGAAATTGATGATCCGATCAAGAATGCTCAGGATGCTCAATCAGAGACCATAAGAACAAAGCATATTCAATGGTATCAATCCACTTTTTATTCCAGAGCAGAACCAGGTGAAGCTATCATACTTTGTATGACGAGGTGGCATGAAGGGGACCTTGCCGGTTGGCTTCTTGATCAAGAAAAAATCGGTGATGAGGAATCTGAGCGATGGCACATCATTCATTATGAAGCCATAAAGACATCCAAAGCATATAAATATCCAGATAGCTGCACCGTTGAACCAGACCCACGTAAAACAGGCGATGCCCTATGTCCTGAAAGATATCCAGTAAGTAGGCTTAAACGTATCGAAAAGCGAATCGGTTCATACTATTGGAATGCACTTTATCAAGGATGGCCAACTTCCTTCGGTGGAAATATTGTTCGAAAAGAATGGATAAGAGAATACACTCATCTTCCTGAAGGAAATCGATTATACATTCAATCTTGGGACCTTACTTTTGATGATACTGTAAATTCAGATTATGTTGTTGGAACAGTTTGGTGCAAGATCGGTGCGAATAAGTATTTAATCGATATGTATAGAAAACAGGCCGACATCATCGAAACGATGAGGGCAATAAGAACTTTCAAGAGCATTTATCCAGAAACATCTGCAATTCTTATAGAAAACGCTGCAAATGGAAAGGCAACTAACAAACTTTTAAAAAATGAAATTGCAGGGATTATTTTACGAGATCCAGCTGGGAGCAAGCCGGATAGATTACGCGCTGCAGCTCCTCAATTTGAAGCTGGCAATGTATTCTTTCCCAAAAACTCAGCGTTCGTAGATCTTGTCGTACACGAGTTACTTGGCTTCCCAACCGCCAAACATGATGACATTGTTGATACGATTTCAATGGGCCTTCTGTATCTTGAAAATCCAGATGTCTTTAAACCGAATTTTGTTTATGTATAATTTTTTTCTTGACTCGGATCTTTTATGTCTCTAAGTTTTTCTTGCTAGCTAGTTCGCAAAGGCGATTTAGCTCTGCTTCGCGGGTTCGGCGATAAGGGCACCAACATCAATGTAGGTGATAGATTGGCTGGCAACGAACTCGAAATCATAGCAAAACGAAGACATCCAAAACTTGCCAAGAAGCATGCAATTTATGAGCTGATTCTTGATTCGTATAAGGGTGGTCAGGATTATATTAATAAGAGTTACCTTCCCCAATATCCGAGAGAACGCGAATCAGATTACAAAGCAAGAAAGGCCAGGTCAGTTTATTTTAACGATGTCCAACCGATAGCTGACACTATGGCCGGAATGCTTTACGAGACACCTGTTCAAAGAGATAAACTCGAAGGAAAGTATGCTGAGTTTACGTCGAACATTTCCAAAGGGAAAGGTGTAGATTCGTTCATGCGAACTCTTGCGATCCATAGCCTTTTACGCACCGTTTTTGTTTTGGTGGATTCGCCTTCTTTTGATTCAAGTCAAGTAGTGACTGAAAAAGATAGGATTGATAAGAAGCTTTCACCTTACGCAGTAATTTATTTTCCAGAACAAATCCGTGATTTTAGTTTAGACGATAAAGGCGAGTTGCGCTGGATCTTGCTTGACGATTCATACTTAGACAATGAGAACCCTTTATCGGAAGCAGCGAAGAAAACTCAGTATACTCTATGGACTTCCTCAGAGTTCAAAAAATTTATCATTTCCGATGATGGCAAAGTCTCCGTTCAGGAAGAAGGAACGCATAAAGTAGGAGCCGTTCCAGGATTCCTCTGTTCTTGGCGAGATCTCGAAGATGATGGCATCGCAGATACTCCATTTGAAGATATTTCCATTCTTGGAAAGAAAATATACGAAACAATTTCTTATATGGATGAGACAATTGCTTCAGGAACATTCCAGATATTATTTTATCCAGGTGAACCTCCGAAAGAAGCCTCATCTAAAGGTATCGGAAATCTTTCCATAGTTCCGTTTGATCCAGCTAGCTCCAAAGGCCCTTACTTTGATGGACCAGGATTAAGAGAGCTGTTTCCATTCATTCAAGGATTGGAAGTTTATCTAAAGAAAGCACTTTCCATAATGGGTCTTGATAAAGACCAAGAGAAATCAAATTCTCAATCTGGTACCGCTAAAAAGTTAGAGTATCGCAAAGCATATGCAATTTTAAATCAGGGTGCCTCGGTTTTAGAAGAAGCTGAAAAGAAAATATTCAGTCTCTTTGCCAAATGGCAGGGTGATCAAACACCTCCCGAATATAAGGTCTCTTACAATAGAGACTTTGATCCAGAATCACTGGATATACAAGTTAAACGCCTAATATCTGTTTATGATACGATTATCATTCCTTCAATCAGGAAGCGAATTACTTTGGAATTGCTACCCAAACTATTCCCAAATCTTGATGCGAAGGAAATGAAGGCTCTTGAATCTCAAGTGCTTTCTGAAATAGATGTGGGGCAACAGGTCTCTGACTTGTTAAGTCGCATGGCCACGCGAGACGAGCCAACAAACAACAATACGCCGGCGGGCGACACAACGCAAACAAGCGCAACCTAGCGATACAGGGAGAATGATATGCCAGAAGTGATTTTAGGTACAGGGAAAGAAGGAGAAGAACTCGTTGAATTGAAAGATCCAAAGAGTGATACGGTTTATAAAATTCCGAAGGAATTAAATGCCGTTATCGGTGCTCAAATTGCAGGAGTCCGAGTAGGAATTGAAAAAACTGCAAAGGAAGAGTATAGTAAAAAACTAGCAGATCTTACTGCAAAGTTGACTGAGAAAGAAATCACTCTTCAAGAATTTCAAACCGAGTTAACTACTCTCCAAAATTCCACTTTACCAGAAGCGGCGAGAAAGGAGAAGGAAGCCGAAAAGAAAATTAAAGATTTTGAAAAGAAAGTAACAGAATCGGAGACTAAAGCTCAGACAAGTTACAATCTATTCAGATCAACCAAGATCGATAATGATCTAATGGGTGCTTTTTCCGATCCTACTCTGGAAGTCTATTCCCCTTCGCAAGCTTTAGCATTACTTAAAGCATACGGAAGTGTTGATTTAGTTGAGGCTGATGGCACTTTCAAAACAATCGTTAAACTCAAAGTCGGCGAAGAATTATTAGAATTAACTCCAAAGGAAGCTGCGGAAAAATTCATTAACCTTCCCGAGAATGTAAACCTTAAGAAAAATTCCCTTAGCTCAGGAGCTGGAAGTGGTAGCGGAACTAAAGTTGGGAATGCTACTGTTTTTTCAAATAAAGACTGGGCGGTAAAAATTTCTTCTGCGAAGCCTGATGAACGTAAGCAATTACTCATGAAGGCATCTCGCGGTGAAATCGTTGTTAAAGATTAAATCATTATAAGGAGGATTTGATCATGTCCAATACACTTACAGACCTAATGAACACTTTGATTTTACCTGCGGCACTTCCGGTGCTTAGGGAAAACTCAAAGATGGCTGCATTGGTTAATCGCGATTTAGATATCGCTGCCAAGGAAAAAAACGCAACAATCCGAGTTGCCCTTCCGCAAAACATGGGAACTGCGGATGACATGAACACTTCGACTGGTTCAACGTCAACGGATCTAGAAGATCCTAAAGTTGATGTTGTTTTAGATAAGTGGAAGTATAAGCAATTCCAAATGAATGACAAAGAGATGAGAGAATCTCTTGCTTCTGGAATTCTTCCTTCCGCAGCTGAAGCGGCAATCAAATCGATTGCAAATCAAATTGATGCAGACTTGCTGGCATTGTATAAGGATGTTCCTTTTCATGCAGGTACAGCTGGAACCACACTTTCTTCAGCAGATACGATCATCGCTGCAAGAAAACTTTTGCAGGCAAACAATGTTCCTTTGGGCGATCGAAGACTGGTCATTGATGTAGAAGCGGAAGCAGCTCTTCTATCCCTTTTCAAAGACTATGACAAAATCGGCGATACGCTCGCGCTGAATGAAGCTTCACTTGGTCGTAGATTTGGATTGGATATCTATGCAGATCAACTTGTCCCATCTCATACTAAAGGCACAGTTGCGTTAGCTGCTGCTGCAATTAATGGAGCCGTCGCTGCTGGTGCTCAGTCTGCAATCTTGGCTTCGACTGGTGCGTCAGCAACGATCAAGAAAGGGGACATTTTTACTGTCGCAGATGTAACAGGCCAATATGTTGTGACTGCGGATGTGACAGCTTCTGGTGGTGGTGCAGCTACAATCGCGTTCTATCCGCCTGCTCCAGTTGGTGGCTTCCCTGATACGAAAGTCTTAACTTTCAAAGCGTCTCACCGCTCGAACCTCATTTTCCATAAAGATGCATTCTGTTTGGCGATGAGAACTTTGCAAGATGAGGCATCAGAATCTTCTACTGTATCATCCGCAGTGGATCCTGTTTCTGGAATTCCGCTTCGATTAGAGACATGGAGAGATCCGAAACTTTCTACTAGGTTTTGGAGATTCGATGTTCTTTATGGAGTTAAAACTTTACGTCCAGAATTAGCTGGAAGGCTTTTAGGTTAATTCCGTGTTTGAAGGAATGATTAAACTCATTAAGACAGAGAATGGCAAGCAAAGCGATTGCTATTGCCCGCCTGAAAGAGTTGAATACCACTTAACAGAGTTGAGTGGTTATTCACTTCCTGAAGGATCTGTTCTTCCTGAACAAACCAAGCCAGAGGACAAGAAGGCAAAGAAAGGGAAAGATTCAAAAGGAGCTGACAAGGCTCCTGAAGACTCAATCCCTTCTGGATCCGAGGAATCAGAAACACTTCCTGAAGGATCTGTTCTTCCTGAACAAACAACAGGAAAGGAAGAATAGACCTTGATCGGATATGTAGAACTCAGTGAAGCCGATGCATTTCTTGAGTACCAAGTCGGTGCTGAAGAATGGAACGACCTAAACCGCTATTCGAAGAAGACAGGTACAATTTCTTCGGATGGCGTAACGGACGTTTTACTCGGTGTCGGAACAACCTTCATTGAAGATCTACAGGCAAATGAAGGAATCCTTATTGATGGAGAGGCATTACGTGTCCTTTCCATTGATTCGGATACTCAAGCAAAACTTGAAGTGAAAAAGGAAATCCCATCAGGAACAGAGTTGGTCGTTCTTACTGAATCAGAAACTAACTCTTTAATTGATCTGGTTCGAAGAAAAAAAGTCGGACTAATGTCTGCTTTTAGAGAGATCAAAAATAATCCCAAATTTGAAATTCCAGATTCGCCATCTGAAGATGAACTTGAGGCACTCAAGAATGCTCAGTGTGTAAGAGCTTTGGAAATCTTTACAGATCCAACTAATCAGACTTCACTTAACCATGCGAGCAATGTGAGTAGCTATAAAGCTGGTGATTTTGCAGTAACATATAAAAAGAATGAGAGATTCAATTTTTCAGATTCCGTTTTATTTTATTTAGAACAATTTCGTAAAGGTTTTGAAATCGTTCAGACTTTTAGGTCTGGACCAAAGTGGGCAGAGTAAATGGCGACAGCGATTCAAGTCTCTGAATTACTCAGAAAAGTTCCTGCAGCACAAAGAATGGAACTCGCACGGCTTCTTCGTAGAACAGTAGATTTATATGATTTTTCAGATAAAAATTTACTCAGAATAAGAGCCCTTCTTGAAGATATAAAAAATATTCAAGAAACAATACTATTCTCAATCGTTATAAATGCTTATGTAGAGTCCTTCGATAAGGTAACTAAACCAGGAAAAGCGATTACTCTCCTAAAGACTCCTTCTATCGATTTGGCTGCTGCTAAGCAATTAGCATTCGATACATTAAGAGATCTGAATCATGGTTTCAAACAAGGCGAAACTTATATTAGATCTATTTTCAAAACTGCAAAACAGGACATCCTTTCGGAGACAAAAATATCCGAGATAGTTTTGAATGATATTATGTCTGAAGGGACATTTAAAAAAGCAAGCAAGTCTCTCGGTTATGAGATGCAGCTCCTTGGATCAACTAACAATACTACGATTAGACAACTTTCAGAAAAAGAACTTCGGTCTAGATTTAATTCTTACAAAAAGAAACTAGCTCAATCAAAAGAACTTCCAGCAGGTTTGCGAAAGTATGCGCTTGGCAAAGCGGAAGAGAAACTCAGAGATGGAAAGTTTGTTACGATCATTGATAAGAATGGAAAACCAAGAACTTATAGTTTAGATTATTACACCGATATGGTGGCTCAATCAAGATTCGCTGATGCCCAAGTCGAAGGGACCATTGCAGCAGGAGAAAAATTAGGCGCACATTTATTCTTAGTAACGTTTCATAATACTGAGACACCTAAGTGTCAACAATACGAAGACAAATATCTTTCTTCAGATGAAAAACTTATCGGAAAATATTTTGAAGGTAGGGAGATCCTACGATTAACCGAAGACTCAAAGCCGATCTATCACGTTAATTGCAAGCATAGGTTACTGGTAGTTCCTATCACAAGTGATGAATATAATTCTATAGTAGGTGAAAGAAATGCTGCATAGAATTAGAGAAATACTTAACGAAGATGGATCCATTCAGTCTTCCGATAGATCAAAAATTTCATATAACAGAATGCAGACTTCTTCCAAGGTTAAGCAAAATGGACAAGGGAACCAAGTCTTTGCAAAGTATAAGTTTTTCTTTAGAGCAAAAGTTGACTTAAAAGAAACAGATAAAATTGAATTTTTGGGAAAAAAATATTCAATCATGGAGTTTTATCCAGTGATGAATGATCGAAACCAAGTTGATCATATCGAGGTTTGGGTATGAGCCTAGAGTTTAAAATAAACGATCAATTTTTTAAATCTTCTCTGTTGAAATTTGCTACTGCGGAAGAAAAGGTCATTCGTGAATCACTAGAAAAAGTCGGATATCGTATTGTAAAAGATGCGGTTACTCTTGCTCCTAAAGCTCCTATTTTAGACGGCTTTCTGACTGGCGCCTTTACGGTAGCTGTTACAGACAGAGACACTATTTATCCAGCCATTAATGGCAAAGCATACCCAAAAGCTGGTGATACTGGAGAGAATTCGAAGGTCACTCTTAAAGCTGAAGAGATCGGAGAAGTCGATCTCACTGGCATGAAGAAGTTTGAATTGAGAGTCGGAAACTCAATGATTTATGCTGCCAGATGGCACGAAAATCCTTTTACTCCAGGTCCATGGTCAGAGCGAAGAGGCAACGTTGGTTATAAGTTCATATCTATAAAGTTATACGGATACGGTGATCAATATTTGAAATTGCTCGCTGGTTTTATAAAAGATGCCATGAATGGGAGGTTGTTTACATGATCTTCCTCCATGAGTATTTTTATTCTCATTTGAAAACTACATTTCAGGAAAACGAAGATATGAATTTCATCATGTATCCCGTGAAAGGGAACGTAGAAAAATTCATTATGATCATGCCCATTCAAGGTAAGAGATCAAAGTATTACACTGATTCGGCTATCAATTTATCGATTGTGATTCAAGATACAAATGATCGCAAAGGTTTAGAAAATGCGATGTTGATTTATGATCTGTATCGTGATCAAACAAACAAAACAATTCCCTTAGATCCAGGATACAAAGCCGAGATCACAGAGGGTCGTTCTATTATTGCTAACTTCATTCAGGCGGTGGATCATCCCGTTACGCTTGGTGACCAAGGCAATGGTAGATATCAATATAGTTTGAATTTTTTAATTCAATTAAAGGAGACGACATGAAAATCGTTAAAAGTAAAAACGGGTACACAGTTTACGGACGAGAAGGTGGTTTAATTCGTCCAGCTGTTGTTATCGCAAGGCCAGAACAACAAGCTGTTTTGACTGGAACAGTTACAGTTGGAACTGCTGGAACACCCGACGTAAAATCAAAAAACCTCATTGGTTCAGGAACAAATTTCCAAACAGCTCTTGCGGTAGGCGATTATATCGAATTTGATTTAGCGACACCAGTTGTAGCAATGATCAAAACGATTACGACCGATACAGCAGCAGTGCTAGGTGACCCAAAGAATCCAGGAGAAGACTTACTTCTATACATTCCACTTGGAACTAGCTATAGGAAATTTACCTCTCTATGGGTAGGAAAAACTGCACCAGCTGGAATCGAAATCACAGCAGAAGAATCAACTGCTGAAACTAAATCATCTGATGGCGGAGAAAAAGCAGAGAACGCTTATTCATCTGCCGTGAAGCCAATGATTAAGTTTGAGTTAATGGAAGCATCAATCGAAACATTGAGCGTTCTTTTGCCAGGGATTGTAAATTTTACTCGAGATGTTAACGGTAAAATTGTCGCTTCCTCTTTTGGCCCAAGAAACGGATACGATTTCAAAAAAAATGCCATTCGAATTGCAGTTATTGAATACGATGGCGATTCAGTTTCCACCTCTGGAGAAGATAGAACTGACTTTTTTAAAGTAGGTTTTAAAGGAGCTTTTAACCTTAAGAAAAATTCTACAGATCAAACTGGAATTGCATTAGAAGGTTACCTATTTGAAGACGATACCAAAATGAAAAATGGTAAAGCACAATTCTGGGCAACTAACGAATCAGAAATGGTTTGGGACGAATAAGGAGAAAAATGATGTCTGAAGAAAACAAAAATGTTCCTCAAGAGCAAGTGGTGAAAAAGAAAGTTTCAATTCCTAGTTGGGCAATTCGCAAAATCAGCGAAAAGGAGTATAAAGTTTTTGTGTTGCGTGGGAATCAGAAATGTTTCCTCGCAACAGCTGATACCCAATCAAAAGCTGAGACTCTTTATTGGAGTGACAGCAATAAATGATTTTTCTTGCGAATGCATACGAAGTAGAAATTTGGGAGGGTGGGAAAAAATCCCACTCTCTTAAAATCAATGATGCAACCTCAACCTTTCGTGCCATAAAATTGGATGAGTTGGAAGATGAAGTTATTTCCATCGTTGAAAAGATTGCAAAAATTCAACCTCAAGTTTCTGAGATTATTAAGAATAATAGTCAGACATTGATTCAGGATCTTCCTAAAGAAGATCAAGATATGTTAGTCGAATTAGAAAGACTTCAGAAAGAGATGAAGAAACTCAATGCAGAATTTATCAGAATTCTGGTACACGAATGGGATAAGAAAATAGAACTTATCGATTCTGTCGGAAGTAATTCACTAAGATATTTCATTGCAGCGATACGAAGAGCCGCATTTGGGCAAACAGACAATCGTCCAGGTTTGGAAAAAAAAAAAATCAAGCAAGTGAAATCAAAAACAAAATCTCCTGGAAAGAAATCAAAGAAAAATTCCACAGGTGGGGTTACTCGGAACAAGAAGTAGATTCTTGGAATGAGTTTAGGGTTACTTGGAAATATAACATCAATATGATAACAGAATTAGAATCTAAAATCGAACATTATAGAACTGTTATGCATTTGTGTAATTCCAAAGAGAATGCAGAAGTATATCAAAAACTCATCGAAGAAACAAAAGAAAATATTTCTAAAATGAGAAGTGAAGATATCGTGATTAAGGTTTCGGAACCAGTGATAGAATATGTTCCGCCAAACATTGTTGACATCCATAGCATTTTGAGAGGTGCAAAATAACATGACCGCAGGCGCTTCCGTAGGTTCAATTTATGGTCAAATGATTCTCGATACTTCTCAGTATGAACAAGCACTGAGGAGCATGGTAGGTCTTACCAGTTCTGGTGGTAAGAATATGGAGAAGTCAATTGACGGACTTGGGAAGCGAATTGATGAACTCGAAGGCAAAACAGAAAAAGGCAGAAAAAAGGTAGATGAATATGCAAAAGCATTTGGGGCATTAGGTGGGATTCTTGGAGCTGGTGCTATCGTTGGGGGACTAAGATCTCTTACAACAGAAGCTGGAAAATTCGAAACCATTTCCACATCATTCAATGTTCTTACTGGAAGTGTTGAAAAAGGAACTAAGGTTCTGAAAGACTTAAATAAATACTCTCTCGATACACCGTTTACTCCGGAACAAGTTTTCAAAGCAGGTCGGGCACTCACAGCTTTTCAAATTACAGGTGATAAGTTAATTCCCACAATGAAAGCAATCGGTGACATTTCTGCTGGAACCGGTAAGGAATTCACAGAACTTGCAACGATTTATGGTAAAGCCAAAATCGCAGGCACTCTTTATGCAGAAGATATTAACCAACTTCTTGAAGCTGGTGTCCCCATCATGGGAGAATTTGCAAAGCAACTCGGTGTTTCCGAATCAGCAGTTAAGAAGATGGCGTCTGAAGGAAAAGTTAATTTTGCAATGCTTGAAAAAGCATTCGTGAGTTTGACTTCGGCTGGTGGTCCATTCTACGAAATGACCGCACAACAGGCGCAAACTTTCGAAGGATTAACTTCCACTTTGGAAGGTGGTGCTCAAGAACTTAAAAGAGCATTCGGGGAAGGATTAGTAGAAGTTCTAAAACCAGTTGTAGTCGGACTTAGTCGAGTGATTGATGTTGTTCTAAAATTCAAAAACGAAAATCCAAATACATTTCGTGCCATAACTCTTTTGACCGCAGGCTTCGCTGCTCTCGTTGCCATTCTTATCGGTGGGGCTGGCTTGGTAACTGCGTTAGGTGTAGTGGGATCAGCTTTGTCTACATTCGGAATTAGCATGACAATGGCATTAGGCCCTATAGGGCTAGTTACAGCTGGAATAATAACCTTGGTTGGGTTATATGCTCAAATGAAAGATGGTGCCATTAATGCATTAAGAGAAATTCAAAGAGAATCAGAAAGATTGTCTCAAACAAATGGGAAGGTGAGTAAAGCAACAAAGGATAACTTAGATGCAATGGTAAAGTCATTTGAAAATGTTAGGAATTCGGGTACGATGGCGACTCGTATTGCATTCTCAAATGCTTTTATCGAAAATATTAAAAATGCATCCGGTCTTACTAAAGAGTTTAAAGATCATTTAACTCAATTAGCAGGTTCTGCAAGAGACAGTGAATCATCATTTACTGCATTAAAAACAGCAATAGCAAGCTTAGCGGTCGAAGAGAATAAACGAAATCCCAGTAGAACTGGTGGTAGTGGTGGAAATACTTCGCCAACCAATAATGAGCCAGAAAAACCAATAAAAATTGATTTAAACATAGATACAGGTGCATTCGAAGGATTAAAGCAATCCGCAATAAAGGCGGTTCCAGAAATTTCAAAATACATTTCAGAAAAGCTAGGAGTTTCGATTGATGGTGACCTTGGCAAGTGGTTTCAAACTACAGGCGGTCAATGGACTCAAGGACTCATGGCAACTGTTTCAAAGGGAATCGAAGTTGTTATGGCTTCGATTAATGCGAAAGGTGCACTTGCTCAAGCAAGACTTCAGAACCAAACACAGAATCTAAATTTTTGGTCTTCTTTCGCTAATCGCCAAACAGACGAACAACTAAAGATTACGAATGCTGGATTAGATAAAGAAGTTGAAGCACTGGAAGCACAAAAGCAAGAACTACTTCGTATTGAACAAGAGTATCAAGCAGCTCGTGATGAGACAAAGAAATCCGAAATCGAAAAAATCAAAGCACAGATTGAAGAAGAATACAATCTCCAAGCGCAATTATTACAAGATAAATTTCTCCAAGAATCTGAACGCCAAGAGACGGAAATGGCATCAGAAGAAGTTGCAAATGCAAATGTTGAAACATTGCAAGAAGACCACCTTGCTAACATTAATGATTTAAGGTCAAGATTTGACCAAGAAAAATCCGATCGAATTGCTGCTCTGAATGATAGTATGCAATCGGAAGATGAAGCGAGAAAATCAAAACAGGTAAATACAGAAAAATCTTTAGTCGCTCAAATTGCAGCGATCGAAAAAGAAAAAATCGCTAACCAGGAAGCGGCGGACAAAAAGAAAAAGGACATGGAACGAGATAACGCTCGTTTGCAATGGGTTCTTGGAATGAATGCATTCGCTATTCAGAAACAATCCGCTATCATGCAAGCAAAAATAAATATGGCTATGATGATCATGGATATAACTAAATCCGCGTTCTCTGCCATACCATTTACTTTGCCAATTTTAGGATTTTTACCTATGGCCTACACTGCTGGAAACATGGCGATTCAGGCTGCATCGACTTCGCAGTATCCGCCTCCACCAGCGACCGCTTTCGCATTAGGTGGTAGAGTAGAGGGAGGAATTCCAGGCAAGGACTCCGTTCCTAGTATGCTTATGCCTGGAGAGCTTGTAGTTCCGAATAAGAATTTCGATGAGGTTGTGGATTCGGTTGCGAGTAAACGACGAATCAATCAGGAAGCAATTGTCATGAACTTCAATTTTTCAGAAATGAATTTTCATGGTGTTTCTGATGCGGAATCTGTTGCGCACGAAATCAAAGATATAATTTTCCAAGAAGTTCGTTCTGCGGTGGCAGCATTATGATATCATATTATATCCAAAACAGGAAAGGAGAAGTCTTACATTTTCAGGATAAGAATGCGAGAAGGGAACCTCTCGAATTTAAACCGAATAAGCAATCTTACGCCAAACAGAATCAATTCGGTGTTATTACTAGAGGTTCATTTAAACAGGCTGAGAAAAAAATATCTCTCAAATTTAATTTAATCGCAGAATCCCCAGATGAGTATTATTATAAACTCAATTCAATTGCCGCTTTCTTATATAATCAATACAATGCCCCATTCTATTTATATTCAGTGGAAAGAAAAGTCAGAGGCAAAATTTCCATAAACTCTTTGAAAGAGAATTTCCTAGATGGCCATGAAGCGCGTTTAGGAATAGATTGTATTCTCGATCTGCAATTGGAAGACGCTCTTTGGGAATCAAATTCCGAATTACCGGAGACCAAAATTCTTGCCAATGGCGATTCTGTAAAAATTGAAATTGGTGCCGACTCAGTAGATTGCGCTCCAATTTTTACACTTACAAATCTTGATGCTTCAGTAAATCCTGAATTTGCTCTTTCTATTGTGAACGATGATTTCTCTGCAAATCTCATAGTTGCGAATACTGGATTTTCTACAGATAAAATTATCAAAATAGATTGTGCAGATGGAAAGATATTCCTAGATTCAATTGCTTCTTCTCCGTCGATCATCGCTGGAAATTATTTTCCACTTCTTCCTGGTGAAAACATTGTCACTTATGAATGCAAGACCAATCAAAATGTAGAGTTAAAAACTGCTTACAGATATAGGAGGCTTTTCTAATGCCTACCATATACGAAGAGGCTTACTCTAATGGGTTCGGTGGTTTTCCGTTTGGCGGATTGATTTATTCTCAAGGTGCCATTCGCATTAATTACAATCTTAGAAACGATGGGAAAACGGATGATGATTTTTTATCGTTCGGAATTGCAAATGGATCTTTCCTAGAATCATTTCCTATCGATGTACAGAATACAATTTTCCAAAAATTATCATTTGTTGTAAATAATGGAGGGAATTGCCAGAGCTTCAAGTTCTCACTCAATTCTCTTCCCGATGTTCCATTGCTTACTTATACTGAGTATGCTTTAAAGTTTGGATCCATTCCGCGATTCAAAGGATATATCACAAAACGACCTATCCCTGGTGAAGATGAAGATTTGAATTTTTCAGGTTATGGATTTTTCAAGAAGATCGAAAAAACAAAAATAAAAAATCCAGATAATCATTTGATTCAAAGCGTAAGCCAATCAGGTACAACAATGACTTTGAATTTATTACCAGGTTCACTCGTTGCATCAGCAAAAGTTGGCTTAAAGATTGTAGTCAAAAATTGCAATGAATCTAAGAACAATGGAGTTTTCGAGATAACATCTAACGGAACAGCTACAATAGTTGTATTGAATCCTTCAGGTGTTACAGATTCGAGCATTAGCGGAGTAGTTTATATTCTACCAATCGAATGGACAGAATCAACTCGCATAGATCTGCTAATCAAAAAAACGCTCTCGATGTCACTCACATCAAGCAATCAAGTTTTATACGATCCCTCTACAATCGAAGAAACAACAGGATTTCTTTCGGCAGGTGAAGTTAATTTTGAAGGAATGGAAATTGGTAAATTCTTCGATTTGATGAGGAAGTTTTTGCAAAGAAAATATTACATCGGGATAGATGGATACGGTAAAATATTCGTCCGTCAAATTCCTCTTCAAATGATTCAAAAGCTTCACGCTGGATTTGATTTTCCATCTGGATCAATTAACACAGATGAGGAAGTTGCAGGGAATTTAATTACGGTAAATAAATCTGATTCTAAATCAGGTAAAAGTTCTGGTTCTTCGATCGCTGGAATTGCAAGTGATCCGACATCGGTTGCAAAGTACGGAGAACAGCCTTATAGCGAAGATATCCCAGGTCATCTTTCTGCTGATACTGGAAATTTATATGCAAATGCTCTTTTGATCATAATGAAAGATCCAATCATTCAAGGCGAGGCAAAGGATATGCCTTGGCGTTGGTATGATTTCGGTCTCTATGGTTATGTTACTAAAACAGATTTTTATCCATTCACAATAGAGGATTTCGACTCATTAACTAATTGGGTAACTGATGCAGAGATCACAAGATCGATCGTTAATTCAAAGTTAGTGAACGGTGCAAACAGCCATAAATTAGTATTAACTTCTGCTTCGGAAAATAAGGTTCATCGGAAGCCAATTTCGTTCCGGATGAATTCTGGAAAGAATATGTTTTTCTACATGTTCTCTAATGTAAAAATCAAAATCAGATATGGTTTTGGAACAGATTCTTGGAACGAGAATGTATATGACTTCGAGACTTTCGAAGTCGATCGTTGGTTTCCCTACCGAGTTCAATTCCAAGGCCTCACCAAACAGATAAATCATATAGGATTTCAAATTCTTTCGGATATTGATGCTGAAGTATACTTAGATTTCCTAAATTGTTTTTCCTACACTGCCTTACATTATGAACTTCAATTGGATCAGGCAGAATACATTATAGATAGTCACGAACGAAAAGTAACTTTGAAGTTTGGTGATCTAACTCGCAATCCTGGATTTGAGCAATATATTGCAGGGATCAAAGCACAAGCAGAAGTCGCAAAAATGATGGTAAGAAAATGACAATTAAATACGGTGATAGGTTTTCAGATTTCAGATATGATCCAATCGATCAGGCTTTAGTTCCCCAAGAGATTCAAGGCTCCGATGGATTCGATGGTTCAGATCCAAATGGCGAGTTTCATCAAGCTTTACTTCTTAAGGGAACAAATAATAAATATGGATTCTCTCCCATTGAGATGCCTTTTCGAGATACATCGATTCCAAATTCAGGAATTATCGTCTATGAAATTGACGATCCATTAACTAATGTTGCAATCGGTTCACCTTTAACACAAGTTCGTCCGCCTATTGGTTCCCAGCCTGGTCTGACCGAATACGCAGTTGATTTCAATAATCCAATTCCTTACTTAAATACTGGCCGTATCATAGTTAATTCAGCTAACGCAAATAAATACTATCGAATGCATCGTTACTTCGGAATGGGAGGGATCAATTCAGTTGCGAATACAATGGCAATTGAAGCAGCCGTTTTATCTACGAAACTATCACGTGATGGTTCACTTGCAATGACAGGTCCTTTAAATATGGGGACTCAAAAAATCACATCACTTGCGAATGGAGTTTCAGCTGGTGATGCTGTAAACGTTGGGCAAATTCCGTCATTGCTTTCTGGCTCTGTACAAAGTCTCAAAGGATGCGCTGAATATGTTTTGCCTCAAGCAAGTGATACAATAACAGACGATAAATATATTTACCAAATTCAAATGACTGGATCTGGAAGCGTTCCAGGTGGTCACATAATTGATATCACAGGAATGCCTATTACAGTTGGAAATGTGGTTTGGGTTTCCTTCCATCAACCTGCCGCCAATCCAGTTTCTCCAAATGTCGTTAAAATTCATGGAAATACTATAATTTCAACAACGAACTCAGCACTAATTTTCGGCATAGCCTACAGAAATTTAGGTGGCTGGCTTTTCTATCAGGTTAACTAAAATGATTCCAGATTTTGTTAATTATAACTTCAAGAAGGGAACTGACTGGGAGATTCGAATCGCTGCTTCATACGCAGGGTTTGTTGGATTTTGCGATGCCAAAATGATCAACAACCCAAATCGTAAAATATCAGCTGAAGTGATTGTTGAAGCTGAACAAGTTTTAGTAAAATTTCCATATTCGATTACTACTGATGCGTTAGTTGGAGATTATATTTTCGACGTAGAATTGAATTCTGGTGACTTAGGAGATCCCTATTCTCAGAGTTTTGACACGTTCACAATAGGAAGAGGAAAGATTAGAGTTACATTATGAGCGAGCCGAAAGAAAAAACACTGAAAATTTACAGAGGGGATACTACAAGAGAAGTATTCTATGTAGAAAATATTGATCCAGCTAATTTTAGTTCTATTACCATAAGATTGGAAGCAAAGAGAAGCGATAACAATCAGTATGTAATCGGAATTGATGTTTTAGAATCTGATATCGGAAATGATTGGGAAAATAATCTTGTGCAGGTAAATTTCTCGCCTGCTTCGACTCAGAACATACAAGGAGAAGATACAATTCTCCTTCGCTATGATTTGGAAGTCACGAGAATCACACCGGATGGAACAGAGGTAAAGAGTGAATATAATGGTTCCATTGTACTCATAGCAGATGTTACCGTAGGAAATCCAGTTGTAACTCCAGAAACTCTCGTCGATATTTACAATAATTTAGTATCAACGAACGACGCAAAAGGTGCATCATATATCGGTGTTAAATCTTCGATTTGGTTTGGGATTGCAACTACGGTTCAAGGTGCCTTGCAATGGATTAAAGAAAACTATTTAGAATTTACTGGAACATTTTCAGCGAATAAACTTCTAAAAAGTGGATCATCCCTTGCGAAAGCAACAGTCTCAGGAATTTCAATTTCAGGAGATGACGAACTTTCTGGCGTCAAATCAATTACTGTTACAGATCCACCTAGCGACGCAAACCACCTAACTAATAAGGATTATGTAGATGATGGGCTCGCACTAAAAGAAAATCTTAGCAATAAATCTACAAACACTGCTCTCGGTGGATCTGATTCTCTTTACCCGTCACAAAATGCAGTTAAGGTTTTTGTAGAGAATTCAATCAGTGCGGCATCTGTAGGATTTCTTAAAGACCGTGGAAACTATGATGCTTCAAGTAATCTATTCCCTTCGACTGGTGGCAGTGGACCAAGCGGTACTATCGAGAAGGGAAACCTCTGGACAATTAGCGTTGCTGGAACTCTCGGAGGAACGGCTGTTACGATTGGTGATGTAGTTCGTTCTCTTGTAGATTCCCCTGGCCAGACTTCTTCCAATTGGGCAATCGGAGAAAATAACTTTGGCTATGTTGCGGAAAACTCTGCAAACAAAAATCAAAACAGTGGTTATGCTGGATTAGATTCTTCAGGAAACTTCGTTCAAAATTCTGACAAACTTCCAGAAGGATCGACGAATTTATTTTTCACAACTGCAAGAGCAATAGCTTCGGTATTAACCGGTTATTCAGCAACAAGTGGAACGATTTCAGCGAGCGATTCAATCTTGCAAGCAATCCAAAAAATTGGCTATTTCATAGCCAATATCGGGTCATCTATTCTGAATCAAGCGCTTACTGGTCTATCACTTGCAACTGGTGGAACGATTTCTTCATCTGATTCGATTGTCGTTGCCTTTGGAAAACTTCAAAAACAAATCACTGATCTAGTTTCTGGCTCGGTTCCAGTCGGAACATCAATTGAATTCTCAGGTAGTACAATTCCTTCGGGATTTCTTGAAGAGGATGGATCTGCCATTAGCAGAAGTACTTATTCAGATTTGTTTGCTGCTATAGGGACAACTTATGGTGTAGGCGATGGATCCACAACTTTCAATATTCCAGACCATCGTGGAAATTCTTCACGAGGCGTTGGAACAAGCTCAGGCTATGTGCAGAATGTAACAATAACTTTAGGTCAGCGCATTGATGACGCATTGCAAGGTCACTTCCATGCACAAAGATATGCAGGAAGATTTTTCTCTGGTTCGGGGCCATACACAACAGATGATTTCGACACTTCTGCTGGAGGAACACCAGCATTCAATAATAGAATTCGTGAAGAAATAACGAATGGAACTGATGGAACTCCGAGAACTGCCAATGAAACACGAGTTAAAACAATTGGTAAGAAATTTGCTATAAAATATTAGGAAGAAAATGAAAGCATATCAAACAGACAATAACGGATATTATATTGGAGAAGTTGATTGCCAAAAATCTCCATTGGAACCTGGAAAATTTCTAATTCCAAGGGGGGCATTCACAGATGAACCACCAGAATTTGGAGAGAATGAAATTCCTTTCAGAGTTGGAGAAAGTTGGGAAATCCGACCAAACTTTTCAGGAAAGATTTACTTTAACAAGGAAACAAGAGTTCCTAAAATATTTGAAATCGGTGAACTGTTCGATTCCAATTTTACCGATTCCGTTCCAATTGAAAACGAACCTTACCAAAAACATATAAATGGTGAATGGGTTATTGATGAAGATTTGAAACTGGTTTCCAAAAAAGAAATTTTTCATAATAAATTAAAAACCAAATTTGAACAGCTTACAATGGAATATAGATCAGTTGTAGAAGTTGAGAATATTGAATGGGATTCAGGACAGAAGTATCTTTCCAATATTGATACTTTGATTTCAGTCTATTCTAAAAATCCAAATCAAATCGGGATCCCTTTTTGGAGAGATGCTAATAATGATTTTCAAACAGTAACAATTGAACAGCTAACATCAATTAGAAATGAAATCGAAAAAGATATGTTCCAGGAAGGAGTGAGACTCTACGAAATCAAATGGATAAAAGAAAATGAAATTCAAAATTTAGAATTAGCAGATTTGGATTCATACGACATTTCGGAAGGTTGGGATTAATATGGAAAATTTAACTTTCTGGTCATTAATTCATAAGCATTGGGAATCAGTGATTTTTATTGTGATTCCTTTATGTTTTATTCTTCTCGGTGTTCTTCTATCTATTTTGCTTTGGATAATACGTGTTTATCGAATATCTGTAGCACTAAGTGGTTTCAAAATTTCTCCATCCAAACACGATCCTAAATATTTGGTTCGAATGTCGAAACAAGACCAATTTATTTATTCGACACTTGGAAAATTAAATCAGTTCTATAACGCCAATGTATCCGCAATTTTCCAATTTCACAATGGTGGAGAATTCAAAAATCAGAACTCGATTCTAAAATGGACACTCACTCATGATAACCCCGAACCAGGAAATGTTAGCTTCCACCTAAAGGAAATTAAATGGACGAATGTTCTAGTATCTCAAGCGAATGAATGGATTGGGGTAACGCTGCTTAAGAAACTGTGGTTCTGCGATTTCGATTCACTTCCTGAAAATTCAAATTGGAGAAGGTATTTCGTGAGTGCTGACTTGCGTTCCGGTCTTTTCTATTTAGTTGAGGGGGAATACGGTCCTGAATTCGTCCTTGCCGTTTTCTGGGATAGTATCTCGGACACCGAACACACTATGAATTCAATTAAAGAGTATGGTGATGCCATCGCTTCACTCTTGCGAGACGTTAAATTTCTTACGGAGGAAAACGAATAATGTTAATTGGTAAAATTGAAGCTAAAATTATTGCACCAGATAATCCACAGCGAACGGATCAAGCATGGGAATGGGAAGCTATTCCAACACCAGAGCAGAAAAAAAAGTTAAATGGTGAACCTTTCCTTATTAAGTTAGGACCGAATTCTCAGTGTGTCGGCAATACTCATCAAGACTTGCTCTATGGAGTTGCCAAAGAGTTCCCAGCAAAGATCGGTCTTTTGGCAACTGAAGATACTTATGAATATTACACTTGGATCAATTCATATCTTTATCATTTAGGTAAGCCGTATGATGCCAGCCACTTGAAATACTTCCAGGTGCACGTTGATTATTTTAACCATGTTTTTAAAATTCACGGAATCCCTGTTAAAGCTAAAGGTATCGAGATTCCAAAGAAAGAACAAACTTTGGAAACCGTCAAGTTTTGGATCGAAGAAACAAAACGCCAAGTTGGACTCGGGACTTTTCTAACAGGCTCCGGAGGTCACTGGATGCGCGGTGACACTATTGAAGTGCATGATGATCACATGGGGCTAGGTGGAAACGACCCATTCGGCACAAGTCCTTATAAATCAAAGACACAGAAAACAAGAGTTAGAGTAGTTTATAAGGATAAATTCCTAGAATCAAAAACGATTCGAAGAATTACAGTTTTAGAAGATCACAAATGGTAGGTTAAATATGGAAGAGATTTTTATAGAAGTTTTAAGGGGAGTATTCGCATGGGCTGGCGAAACGTTTCGTTCTTACGTTCGGCTCGGTTATATCCTATTTATTTTCGCTGTCTGTATTTACAGATTTGAATTCAGTGATTTAAGAGATTTTTACCGAGATAAGGAAAATAAAAAGTATAGCAGAAGCCGCTTTACTCTATTTGTTTCCTTCCTAGCTGGTATAATTTTCGTTACGTTAGATTATCTAAATATCCCTGAAGGAATTCACAAAAAGGAAATCATTAAGATTATGATAGTTTCTCATATTGCGCACTTTATTTCGTTCGTAGTATTGAAATTTTCTTATGATTACCTAATTAAATTTATAATGTCGGGGACATTGTTTAAAATTATTTTCAGGAGGTCATTAGATGAGCCTGTTGAACCTACTCAATAACCTAACAGATTCAGGAAAGAAAGCGTTCTATATTGCGATTTTTATATTAATAATAATCTGCATCCTGTATTTATTTTCGGCAGAAATTTCCAAAGGATGGAAGAGGGCATATGATGAATTTAGCAAAACTAATTTTAGTGATGAGTCTGAGTATGATTCAAATTGCGTGCCAGAGCCAGGCGAACCTTGCAAGGAATAACCTAGCGGTTGTTTGTTCTGGATCATTTGAGTCAACAAACCGCACAATGCAGCTTCCTCCAGAGGCGAAAGTTCTAGAATCGGAAAGAAAGAAGTTCGGGTCTTCCGTTTTTGTCCCAGCTAGCAGATATAATGCTTTGCTTCGACACGCAAAGGAACTTGCTGAATGTGGGAAGGGTAGTCAGTGCTTGATTGAACATACCGAATACGAGCGAGATTGTGAAGCCGAATGGGCTGAAAGTCTGGAATCTAGTTTTATTCCAGGGTTTCTTCGCTTTCGTTCTTCATGCAAGATACCTAAACCTCAATGCGAAATAGATATCTAATTTTATGCTTAAAGAGAGAAAAGTTAGAGCTGTAAATATCGGAAGGGAAGAGGTTTTTTATTTCTATTTAGATATGGAAATCCCTTTCCTTGGAAAATTCGAAATTAAACTCAGCAATCCAGACATTAGGCGTTACGCAGTTACCCACCTTGACGAAGACAAAAGCCTAATCATGCGTTTTAATACATATGAAGAGGCAGAAAATTGGTGTGGTGAGATGGGCTATGAAGTTGACGATAGATGGTGATTGATTTTATTTAATTAAATTTGTTGGATCTGTATTTAAAATCCATTCTACAAAATGCCATTTGCCTTTTTTATTGAGTGCTTTCACCTGGACAACAGTCTGATATCGTTTGCGAATCTCTTCATCTAATTCTTTCGTATGAAGAATGGATATGATTTCGCCTTCAGAAGTACTAATTTTGAATTTATGATCTGGTTTAGTTAACCATCCAGAAGGTTCACCTAATTCGCCTATGAATACCGCCTCTTTCCCTTCTTCTTCATTATAATTCTCCAAGTATGCTTTAACCATGGACATTTTCCTTCTATCTTCTGGTTTCAAGGTTATTGAAACACTTGATTTAGGTAATGAAACTGTAATACTTTCTATGCCATCTTCAGGAATAGGGGATAAAGATTGAAGGCTAGCTGCAATTTTTGATGCCAAGCTAAAATCAGCTTTAATTGAATCTATAAAATCTCCTGCCTTATCTTTAGCTTCAATTCGTTTTTTTGAATATAAATGTTTAACTGAATTTAAACTCGTCTCTAAACGTTCCTCAAATATACTATTATCTTTTTGAGCTTGATTCTCTTCAAAATCAACTAACAAAACAGTGCTACTTGTCCCAACTCCGATAAGCATAGCCGTTGGTTCAATTGTAGAATCAAGTGAATTCAGCTTGCTCTTAATTATATCTGAAATATTTTGAAATACTCGAGATAATGTTGAAATTTTAACTTTGCCTTTGCTAATTCCAACAGTTGGTAATTCTATTGACAGAGAATGCGATTGTTTTTGTTGCTTTGCAAATCCAGATTCTTCATCATATTTTCTTTGTAATTTTTCTGCCAGACGGACATTTTCTTCCATTTCTCTTTTTCTTAAACTAGGAAATTTAACATATAGGGGTTCCATTCTTGCAAGATGCTCTCTAATCGCAAATAGAGTCTCAGCAGTCGAAAATTCTTTTCCTAAATCTAAGCTTCCCCAATCTGTCATTTCATTAACCTCTATTGCATCCCCTTCTAGTTCGAATACTGGCTCGCAAAGAGTGGATTCTTTTGCTTTTCGAAAAGCTAGAATTACAGAATTTCTGTCATTTTCTAATATCAAACTATTCCAGTAAATGCTTCTCGATTGCTTACCTAAAAATCCTTCTTCATTTTTTTCGAATTCAGTAATATTTTTAAAAACTGGACTAAGATATAAAAATTTAGCCTCATCTCTATTGTTTCTATACCAGAAAATAAATACTGATATTGCTCCTTTCTTTTTCCATACCTCGAAATGAGCTAAAACTAATCTCTGAAAACTTAACCCAAGCTTAATTTCATTGGAATAAACAATAAAGCTCTTTCGATTTAAAGTTTTGACCTCTAAGCCATGGATAAAATTTAGTTGCATATGGTAAATAATTTCGACACTTTAACGCCCATTACTTTAGGAAAATATTAGCTTTCTCCAATATACTCATCCAATCCTTTAATTTTTTTCAATACCTGGAACTCAGATCTTTTAGATTTAAGGGCAATTTTTGCGTATAACTCGGGACCACCTTTAGGAAATCCTTTCGCAAAATCAGCTATTTCTTTCTTCGCATTCTCTTCTCGTTTGATGAACTTTTTGAGCTCGTCCTCTTTTTCCTTTTCGATTTTTCTCAAGATATTCACTCTTTCCCACCAGGAAAGGATTTGCTTGTTATAAGATTGAATTTGATCATCTGTTAGTTCAGGATATTTCTCGTTCTTATTCGCTTTTTTAATCGCTTCTAGATCACGATCTATTTGATAAAGAGTCCATTGCGGTATTGCCTCATGTATCACGTGTCTGATGGCTTTTCGCAAGTTTCGAGGATCCGTTTCAGCTTTACCTGAGGTATAGTCTCCACCTTTGTAGTTTTTGATTAAAGCTGGAATTCCCCATTCCCGAATCATTATCTCTTGGCGTTCTTCTGGCCAATAACGTTGATTAGTATCGTTGTCTCCATAGATTGCCTCGCGGTAAGTTGAATCATAATCAGATTCTAAGAAGACAACTGGAACCATGAAATTTTTTGGAAGCTTTTTCTTTTTAATCCCTTCGATAACAGCCGTCCATCGACGTCTTCCTCTTAGGATAAGTAGTTTGCCCGATTTCTTGTCTTTGTATACTAATAATGGTTTATCGCCCCAGATTCCATTTTTCCAAACTGATTCGCAGAACGACCGCCATTCTTCCTTTTGTTCTGGCGTACGAGGGGGGCGAGCTGCATTCTTTGGATCTGGTCTAAGAGATATTGCTTTCTTTTGGGTAACAACGGAGGAAATTTTTAACTTAGAATTACTCATCTTAGCCTAAATATCGGAATCATCTTCTAAATTCAATACGATTCGAATTCAGAAGATGAGACATAACGATCTGCTAGTCTTCTTTTGATTTGATTCTAACGCGAATTAAGGCATTCCATATTGAACCCATTCTTCCATAGATTGAATCATCACCCTAAGGGAAGCAATGCGGTATTTTATCTTCAAACGAAGATCAGAAAGAACCAAGGACGGAAACGGCTTGATAATGAACAAACGTCTTTTGCCACTTGGGAAATGCCGAAATCGAAATTCGCTGTTATTGATTTGTATCACCATGAAGGTTTCACCCTTAATGATGATTAGGTTATTTGTTAGATTCGTATACATAGATTTGTATCTCCTTTACTTAAATTAGTAGGAGGTTTTGAACCTGTTTTCAGGTAATTTGAGACAAAATTTCATTTTAAATTGAAATTTCCCGATAAACTAACATGAATCAAAAAAAATATGCGAACCAAACCGATGAAGACCAATTTGTTCTTACAAATGATGCAGAAGAATACATAAAATATCGAGACATCCCTTTGTGCCAGGTATGCAATCGACTAATCTCTGATATTCAAATGTTTCGGGGAACAGGAAAACAAGGAATTTGGTTGGATAAGGTATTTTTCCCATTTATAATTTTCGAATTCACTTGTCATGGTTCATCATTAAAATTTAAAACGTTTGGTGGAGACATTGCCAAGGTGGAAGAATCAATATGAAAACTCTATACTTGTTTGGTGCAGGTGCTAGTGCAGATGCAGTTCCAGTTGTCGGAGGTATAACTTTTTTCTGGGATAAGTATTTCAAAAAGGAAACAGCAAAATTTCATAAAAGCGTGTATAAAAAAATTGATTCGCCTTTATTAGAAGATATAGACAAATTAATTGATGAGACTAAAGACTTCGGAACTCCAGATGTTTATGCAAAGTCAGTAGCTCTATCAAAAGGAATTTTTTCAAAAGAATATCGAATTGTTAAGACAGCTTTAAATTACTTTATAATATTATGCTATCTAGTAAATGAAATAGATAAAAGATATTTTTCTTTTTTTTCCGCACTTGTAGATTCAGAAAATAAAAATTCACACATATTGCATAAAGATGTATTTATCGCAACTTGGAATTATGACTTTCAAATAACAAAATCCATTTCTATTTTGTTGAACAAAAATTTAACTGATATAAATCATTTGCTATATAATAAGTTATTTAGAATAAATGGTTACGCTGGTTCTTTGAGAGGAACCGTAGATAACAGAGAAAGTTTTCGTCTAACACAACCTGAAAATGAAAACGATAATTATATTTTTAGATCAAGTTTTCCAGCAAGCATAGTTAAGGATATTAATGATTCATATGCTCGCATAATGGAAGATAAAAATTTAATATATCACAACATTTCCTTTGCCTGGGAACCACTAAATTTTAATTTAGAGAGACAACAGATTTTTCCTTTTCTAGATCAAATTAAAGTTTTAGTTGTAATAGGTTACTCTTTCCCAACCTTTAATAGATTTATTGATAAAGAATTAATCTCCAAGATGATAAATCTTGAAAAAATTTACATTCAAGATCCGAGTGATAGTATTGAAAACAGAATTATTCCATTCCTTGATATAAGAATGCCAGTCTATAAAATATCCAGGGATTCAGAACAGAAAAGTTATTACGATATTGAACATATAAAACACCCTGACCAATTCTTTATCCCTCCAGAACTCGACCAGTAGAAAATCTTTGCCCTCCAATATCTCTAGCTAGAGTGCGACTTTGAGGGCTTCCCAATATCGCGTACATGCACGCGACATGCCAGCTCCAATATCGCTAGCTGGAACGCGATTTCAATATCGCTAGTTAGAGTGCGATATTATATAGAAAAGAACAATGAAAGGTACAACCTTAGTGAAAAAAGAAGAGAAGATCGCTGAATGCGATAATATAGAATTCTAGTATAAAATTCGAATTAACTAGGAAAATTGAGATTGCCGAATGTATTGATTAAGTCGAATAGTATAGAAGAGTTAAAAATATGACAATTCCAGAAGCAGAAAGGAAATCTAAGTATATTTTAGATAATTATTTATTTTCTATTTTTGCAAGAAAGGATGATTTTACAATTCATAGCCATAGACGTGAAATGCTAAAAATTGTAAATTCTGGTAAGGCGACTCCTGATGATTGGTATGCCCTTGCTATTTTAGAATTCAATTTAGGTAACTATTCTGAGTCGATGAAAACCTTGAAAGGTTTATCTACTGTATCACCAGAGTTCCGAAATATCTATGCTTATGCTCAACTAACGCTTGTTCAAAATTCAATTTCTATTTCCAAAAGTGAATCTGCAATTTTGAATGAATTCTTTACAGGGACAAATTTAATTAAGCCAGATAAATTACTTTATCAAATGATAAAGAATTCTATTCAATCTAACAATTCTCGGTTTGGTTTGAAAAAAGATATTATTATCAAAGTTGAATATTTCAATCCTAAGAATTTTAAATTAACGTCTGGTCCATTTGAATTTTCTGAAAATATCGAACCGTCAAATGAATTGGATCATGGATCAAACATTGGAAGTGTATTTGATTTGAATCTTCAAATCTATATACTAAACAATGGATTAGAAGAAAAACATAGAAAGTTTTTAATTGATTATTTGGACGAAAATGAAATTGATCAACTAATTACCGAAAATACAGCAGAAGATTTAAAAACAGAACGTGACTATTCTGAATATACTCTATTGAATATTTGA